AGTACAAGGCGGTTTTTCTGATGCAACCCCCAGTGGTTGGGGAGGTGGCGGTGACGTTACAGACCCATACGAGGTCGACTGGGCAGGTGCCTTAGCCGATGCAATTGAAGCTGGGCAAACTAACGGAGGAACGGCAGGAACCGCTGCAGTACAAGATGTGTTTAGTGAAGAGGAGGATTTAAAAGAGCTTATGCGTCGGTGGGAAAAGTTACCTGTGGCTAATCCTGAAGTTGGCCTAGGTGAAACTGGTCCCGAATTTTCTGATGCCAAGACTGACGCTCAAGTTCGGGCAGAGGTAGACGATTGGGTTGGTAAGTATTCTGGTCTTATCTCACAAGGCAGTGGTAGGATAGATCAAGAAGGCATGGGCTACTATGACAATCTTGTTGGCAGCGCAAGACCAAGTGGTAGGACAGATAAAGAATGGCAAAGACCCTTCGGGCCGGGGTATAAGGTTGCAACATCAGTATTTGGTGACCCTTATGATGATTTTGGTGCCATTGGTACTCAAGAAGATATAACAGGAAAAGCCACACAGGTTGCAGAGGAAACCAAAAATCCTGAGTACCATACTCAGGCGTACACGGCTTTGGCTCAAGAAAGGTTAGGTGTATTAGACGCTTTAAGGGCAAACCCGAATGGAAAAACTCACGGTATTAATAATAGTAAACTTGCTAATGCATATGCCCGTCTTAACTCAACGATGAAAGCGTATGCTGTTGTTAATGGCCCTGCTAAGCTTGGCAAATTTGCTGGGTTTCTTAACGCAGTAGCGCCGCTCGGACCTAATTTGGTGGCTAAGGGGCTAAAGGCTGTTGAGGATAGTTTAAGAGCCAAAGGCATATTTGATAAAACCTCTGGCAAAGATATACTAGAACAAGTAGCAGCTGCTATAGCCTCTGGTGAACCTGTAACAAATCAGTTCGTGGTCGATTCTTCTTTAAGTGAGGGTGACACGGATTTCGTCACGGAAGACTTTACTGGTCTTATCTCAGAAGGCAGCACAACCCAAGACAATGAACAATCCGCAGGCCGAGTGGCCGCAATGAAAGACCTTTCAGGAGCGATTCCCGACCGGCACGGTAAATATGTTGGTGCCTTTGCAGGCGCAGGTGAGTGGAAGCCGCCGGAAAAATTATATGAGTATGATAGTTGTTTCATCGAAGGTGTGCAGGTGGAACTCGCTGATGGAATAGAAAAAGATGTAGCAGAAATCTCTATCGGTGATGTCGTAAAAACGAAAGACGGCGAAGGGGCAGTTGTCAAGGTGTTTCACTCAAAGGCCGGTAAACAACGGCTGTATGGCTTTAATGAAAAAGAGCCATTTGTGACAGAAGCGCATCCGTTTATGACGCAAGACGGGTGGAAAAAAATATCCGAGGTAAAAGTCGGGGATACCCTTTACCGTAATGGTCTTGGCCTAGATACGGTTGAGTCTATCCAATCCAAGGATGTGCCTGCCGACACCCCGGTGTTTAACTTCCACGTTGACACGCATGAGAACTATTATGCGGCTGGTTATCTGGTCCACAATAAGCAAACCCCCAAACCTGTTGACAGCACAAACCAAGACAATCTTGTTCAAGCGGGAGATAAATCAGAAGAATATTTGATTCGTAAGTTTATAAGTCAATACCCCTGGGCTAAAGGATTAGACCCAAGGTATATCCAATACCTGATAGCAAATCCTAAAGAGCTACAGAAACTTATAAGTGGTTAAGTAGTACCAGTAGTTTAATTTTAATTTTGATGTAAAATAAAGGAGTAATATAATGGGTGTATCAATGATAGGTAGTCAAGTTAGAGCGATGGATAGGATGTTTGAGCGTATGATGGGAATGACAGGGCATAGAAGCCCTCTTATGATGGTAGATAATATGTTTGATCGTTTAGAAAACTATACGAGAAAGGCATGTATACCAGAGGAAGGAGCTGAATTTACAGTATATAAAATGGTTCCTACTACATATAAACCAGAAAAGCAGGAAGATGGTTCTATTTTACTTAAGGTAATTACTAAAGAGGAGGAATTCTCTGAAGAACTCATTGGTCCTGATGTAAAGAAAGATGCCGATAAAGAGGTGTAAGTTATCAAGTGGTAAGAAAGGATGGAAGTGGGGAAATAAGGGAAAGTGCTATGCTTCTCGCAAAAAGGCTGAACAGCAGGCTAAGGCAGCGTATGCATCTGGATACAAAGGGGGCTAACCATGCTCCCTCGTATCTCTAAAGGATATTTCGTTGAAGGAAAAAATTCTGAGGCTGCTATCCAATTTGCTGAATGGGCTCAGAACGAGCAGTTTTATAAAGTTGTTGCTGCGTATGCTGACTGCCATAACGATCCTAATATTGATGATTCTTTTATCAGGACTCTGGGTCAGCTTGACAGGTATTATCTTGGCGTGTTTCTTTGTAGTCGCCACGATATGTTACATCCTTGGATATATGACAGATGTAGAGAAGTAGAAAGTGATAGGGATAAAAGGCTGGACCTATGGGCTCGGTTTCATTATAAAAGTTCTATCATAACATTTCTTGGAACTATACAAGAAGTCTTATGCAATCCAAACATAACTATTGGATTGTTGTCGTTTTCGGCAAGACAAGCTAAACCGTTCTTGCGTCAGGTCATGCAGGAACTAGAAGCTAATGAAAAACTTTATAGTCTATATCCAGATATCCTCTGGGAAAAACCTAGGCAACAAGCTCCCAAGTGGGCTGAGAACGAAGGTATATGTGTTAGGCGATCTGCTAACCCGAAGGAACAAACTGTTGAGGCCCACGGACTTGTGGATGGTCAGCCTACTGGACGACATTTTGATCTTATCATTTATGACGACGTAGTTGTTCAGGAATCAGTATCTACTCCAGAACAAATAAGTAAAACTACAACTCAGTGGGAACTGTCCCTTAACTTGGGGTCTACTCATAATCCAAGGTATCAGTATGCAGGAACAAGATATTCTTATGGAGATACTTATGGTACAATACTCCAAAGAGCAGCGGTAAAGCCTAGAATCCACACTGCAACACATAATGGACAAATGGATGGAGTGCCTGTCTTTCTTACTGAGGAAAGATGGGAAGAGATAAAGAAGACAACGTCTACTTATACAGTAGCGTGTCAGCAGTTATTAAATCCGATAGCCGGTAGTGATGTAGCTTTTCATGATGAGTGGTGGATGGAGTGGGAAATAAGGCCTTATACAATGAATGCGTATTTAATGGTCGATCCCGCAAGCTCCAAGAAAAAAGAATCTAATAGAACAGCTATGGCTGTTGTTGGCGTAGACGCAAACTACAATAAGTATTTGTTAGACGGCGTTTGTCATAGAATGAGCCTTTCTGAAAGATGGGACCTTTTAAAGAGGCTTAGAACAAAATGGAAGAGAGCGCCAGGTATAAGGGAAGTTAAGATTGGTTATGAGCGCTATGGAGCGCAGAGTGATATAGAGCACTTTAAAGAGATGATGCGTATAGATGGAAGTTCTTTTCCTATATACGAATTGAATTGGGTAGGAGGCGGTGGTTCCCAATCTAAAAAAGATAGGATACAAAGGCTAGAACCGGACCTGAAGGATGGTTCTTTCTTCTGGCCTTATCCGACAGATAAAAACAGACTTACTTCGCTTCAGATGGATGCTAAGGAAAGAAAGCAAGACTTTCTTTTGTCCAGTAAGATAATGCGAAAAGATGAGAGTGGCAAGTTGTACGATCTAGTGAAGTGGGTAAAAGATAATGAATATAATCTTTTCCCAACTACACACCCAGATTTTTTAGATGCATTATCTAGAATTTACGATATGGACCCAACCCCACCGATAAGTAGGAATTACAGGGTTCTTGAGCCTGAAGCAGAGGCCGCCTATTAATGAAGAAAATTTTACTGACAAACCTTGGTGAGTGGGTTATGGGGGTTATTTATGGCTAGAAAATTCACCATCGGAGGTAGAAAAAATAATTCTCCTAGAAGAGTAGCCTATAGAATGACCAATGGAAGGGCGTTCTATGAGAAAGACCCTAGAACTTTTCCATACGGCGTTCTTCCTTACGTGCAAAACTATTACTGGACTGCCGGTTATACAGTGGATGATTAATTATGAAAAAACTATTACTAGCATTAGCCTTTTTATGCTCACC